GCCCCCATCCATGCTGACAGTCACGGTATCGTCGTAGTCGATGACTGCCGTACTGAGAGTCAGGGTCACGTCCGTACCGGATGCCGAAGCCGCCGACAACGTTTTACTCACGCCGCCGATCTTGACCGTCCAGCCGGTAGTGACTGCTGTCATTACCGCGGTAGCACCATACCCCAGCACAACTTGCGTGCCATCCGTACTGGTGGCGATACTAGAAGGTAGTGTCAGGTCGGCAGGGGTAGATACCCCAATAGACCCAGCCATGCCAACCCCAAGACCGACGCCTAACATATCAGCTCGGCAGATAGAGCAAAAACACGCCGCCCGTGCCGACCGTAATAGAGCTGAGATGCTCCGAATACGTGGACCCGGCTGCGAAACCTGCCGCAGGAAGTGCGGTCTGCGCCACGCCATCCACACCGGTCAGCGCAGAGTTGTCAGCCGTAGGCGCGGTCAGTACTCGGTAACCGAGTATCTCAGTTGCGCTATACGTCCCAGCGGCCTGCTTGACAGGCTTCCGCGCCAAGGCGTAAAAATGCGCCGACCCATTTGTCCCCTTCTGCGCCTCTGACCGTCCGGTCGCTGCGTCCTGATACGAATTAACTATGCGTGACATAACTTACCCCACTGATACTCTGATGGTTGACCCCGAGAGCGCTTCCCGTGCGTCCTCGCGCTCGATTTGTAATCTGACCCGCTCAAAGAGACGGTCATATTTGGCCGTGTTTTCTTCGTCCTCAATGAATAAGCTCGCCTCAGCCAATGCCGCATACAGCAGCAGGTCAGGCGCGTTCGTCGTGAACCAGTTGGTTGTGTTGGTGTCGCTCAATCCTGGCAGTCTTGCGTAGTAAACACCGATCACTTCATACGTGGAATCCGGATAGGGTCCGAAGATGAGTGTCTCCGCCTCCCGCGACACATAAACCGGCTTTGATGTGGCCGACCGAGTTGGATATTTTTTGTAAATCCAATCCGGTGTTTTGCGTTCAAGTGCCTGTATCGGGTTTGTGTTGAGATAGGCATACTTCAGCTCAACGTAATCGGAAGGAAGGTCTACAACGCCATCAGCGATGGTTTCCTCCAGAGCTTTTTCCATACCCCGAGTGCGAGCCTGACGGTACAACTTTTTCTCGCCAAATTGGATAAAGTCGGGGATATAGGTTGAGAGATCATCCCGCGCCAGCCAGTTACCGACTGCAATTTTGAGGGTGGAGTAATTGGTGATCATTCCCACTTAACCCGGTGTTTGGCAAATGGCTTGCCGCGGATGGTCAACAAATGTTTGTGTTCTGACTGAACGTGCAACAACGCCCTGCGATATTCATCCGGATCTGGACTGAGCAGGTTGTATTTTTTCCCATCCGAGCAGCATTGCCCCAGTCGCATCAGGTTAACAATGTTCTCAGGAATGGTGGCGGCATAGACGAACTTCTTGTTCATGTATGCCCCGGTCTCCGGGCAGGCGTCGCGGTGCTCCTTGGCATGGGCCAAATAGGGATCCACGTCCTGTGTAGTCTTGGTGACAAGCCGATCCTCCTGCTCATCGTAAAATGTCTGCTCGCGAACGTCTGACATTTTCTGTCTCCGAAAAAAAAGGCCCCCGAAGGGGCCTCAGTGTTACCGTTGAATAACAATAGTTATAACCGCCTTGACTGTGTTGGTAGACGCGCCATCAGTTTCTATCTCAATGGCTTGTCCGGCCAACACATCATTGGCGGCAGAAGGGGTAGAACTATCAACATCCCCAGCAGCAGAGCTGGTGAACGCGACAGTAATCGCCCCGTTGGTGATAGCCGTCCCGCCAATCTTCGGCGTGAGTACGGCGTTGGCGGTTCCAATGGCCCCGTTGATAACCGAGTAGATTTCTTTCACCTTCCCGGCCATCGGCGCAACCACGTAGGACTGACCCGCCGTGGAAATATCTTCAATCTCCACGGTGACAGCATAGTAGCGACGATCAAGTTTGTTAGCCATGATTGCCCCCCCCCTTTAGCTTGAAGTCAGATCGTAAACAGCCGCGTGCGCTTTCTCGTTACGCATTTCCAGGGTGTATTCCACCAGCAACTGCCGCCGTTCAACGTCGCCGACCTTCGCCAGCTCCCAGCTCCGGAAATCCCGCAGCACCGAGAACGCCACATATTCCGGATCAACGAAGTGGATCACGTCAGCCGGCACCTGACGGCAGGGAACAAGCCGAATCTCATTGCCCAGCGGATCGATGTACACATCCACTGAGTTGGTGAGCTTCTTGTCCTTGGCGTCGGTGTTTCGCGTGGAGTTACCCGAAAACCCGGTAAATTTGCGCTTCTGGAATGCGTTTAGAATCCCCAGAGAAGGCATGCCCCCGTTGGTCCATGCAGAAGCCAGAACCGTTTCGACCATATCCTCCGTCAGTGCACGTGCCGTCCCATCGGTGTGCGCGTCCGACCCGTCACCAGAAGATGCGGTAGCATCGCTGGCAATGCTCGTATTGGTCAAAACCCACGCCTGCATCCCGGCACACTCACGAGCCGCAGAAGTAGAGCCGGCCACGTAAGCGTTATTTTCCAGCAACGCCGCCTCAACGTCCTTCTTCAGCTCCTTCATGCGCTTACCCATCTGGTAGGCCATATCAGACCGACGTCCGGCCGAAGTTACGGCTTCCTGGGTGCCAGTGACCGATGCGGTCTTATCGCTGATCGCGCAATAGTTAATAGGACGAGCCGTCGCGATGGAAGCGTCAATAGTCGCCGCCTCGCCTTCAATAACGAAGTTGGACGAACTCACAGCTGCCAGAGCGTCTGTCTGCCACTCGTGTTTCGTTCCCGTCGCTTTGTTGCGCGGGAGCGCACTCAGGAACGGGGTCTCGGTCGGTGTCACATCGTAAATAATGTCACTCAGATCTTCGCGATTACCAATCGCCTCATAGGTGTCAAATGCACCAGTTTCAGTAGCCATTCGCTATCTCCTAAACTTTTCCAGTGGCGAGCAGATAGGCAGCAACGCCATCCTTCCCGCCGGATTTTTTAATGGTGGACTTGAGTGTCTTCAGGCTTTCCGCATTTCGATCCGCCTTGCTCGTCGCCTGTCCGGGCCGCACGAGTTTTGGCGCTTTCCTGACCTTTTTCGTCACCTCGGGCTTGGTCTGCTGGAGCTGGTCGTAAAGCATCGCCTTACGTAGCACCACAACGGCCCTGTGATCCGACAGGGTGTTAACCTCGTCACTGGAGAATCCAACCGAACCCGCGAACTTGCGTATCGCGGCACGGTCTTTTTCAGCAACACCCGCGTCTGACCATTCAGGAATAGCCCTCAATAACTTCTCGCCCTCATTTTTGAGGGTGGTCTGATTGCGTTCCTGGGTCTGACTGGTGCGCTGCTGTTGCAACTGCGCGAACATGCTCTGGATTTGGGCATTGCGCTGCTGAAACTCCTGTGACTTGGCTGCAAACTCTGCCGGGTCTTCGACCCTCAACTGCGCCCAATCAATGGATTGGTATTGCGCGTTCAAGTCGCCCCATGCAATGTTTGCCAGGTCATCGAGCTGCTGTATCTTTGCCTGTGACTGACTCTCAATTTCCGCCAGCTTGGTTTCGAGCGCCTTGCGTTGCTCGGAAACTTCCATGTTCTGTTTGTTTAAGTGACCTTCTAACTGATAGCTCTTGATGAGATCGGTGAATTTAGCTATACCATCCTTGCCATCGATCTTCGTGCGGACCAGGAGATTACCCGACTCGTCAACGTCAAGACGATCAGGCTCCAACCCGAGTACCGCAGCTAGATCAGGCAGCTCGATCTGCGATTCTTCAATCTCATCGGTAGCGTCTGCTTCCGGTGCATCACCTTCCAGTGACTCGGTTTCCGTTTCCTCGGGAACTTGCTGTTTTGACTCATCGATTGAGTCTTCAGTTGTGTCGTGTTTTTTCTCGTGCTCGGACGATTCTTCCGGCGCGAGATAACTCTCAAGCCTTTCAAGAATAGCGCCCTGTTGGGTAGCATCTTCCATACTGGTAACTCCAATAAAAAACCCCCTCGCGGGGGTCTGGAACCACTCAGGGAGTGGCGGTTTGCTGCCTCACGGCAGTAAATAACTTGTTATCGTTGCTCGTCTTTCGGGATAATCTGCCCAATACCAACGGCAGCTGCTGCTGTGCCAGCCAGCAAATTAGGGCTTAATTTCTCAGCCAGATTAAACCTTGCGTGTGGCGATCTAAGTTGCGACGGGTCCTTGACAAGCACAAAATTTCCCTTCCGACCGTCTGGTGTGGTATAATTACGAATCAATAACGAATCGTAGCCATCATCCCATGCGTTCTGTATCGTTGCTGCCATTTCCATATCCAACTCATCCCCCGTTAGATCTATCACGGCTGGCTTTTCGGCCCTGTGGAGCAACGGGACGATTGACTCTCCGGATGCGTCTCCGGCTTTTCTGGCGGCTTGACTCGCAAATTCCGCAGCTGTGGACGGGTCAGTGGCAGCCGAAACGCCCAATAATCCAACCGGGCTACCCATCACGTTACCGCCGCGACTGAGATCAAAACCACCGCCCTCTAGCGGACCCGCCATGCCGTGATACAGTGGCATGTCAGTCATAAATCCCATCTGTTGAGCGCGCCCTAGCCGGGTCATACCAGCAAAAAACGGCAAAGCCGATCCAGCTATTCTACCGATATCTCCCACGCCGGGAATGACCGACGCCGCATTAAGTGCAGCCAACCAAGGCTGCCCAGTATTCGCGAATTTTACAGCATCGCCGACCGCCTTAGCATCCCCGATGACTGGCAATGCCTCGGATAAAAGGTTTTTGCCCTGCATTAGAGTCGGATTAAATCGATTCTGGATGTATTGCTCGTAAGGGAGCCGGTTCAGTAACGGCCGATTGAGCGCCCTTCTCAATAAACTTTCAGCCCCCAACAAATCCCTCGGAGAATAATTCACGCCCCCCGCATTACTGCCGACTGATTGCGGCTCCGAAAGCAACCCATTCATCGCCTAAATACGTGCTGTATCTTCGACTGCTCAATCTCAGACATCCGGATTTCGGCAACCTGACCGTTCTCGGCGATCTTCACCGCCTCTCGCCTAATCCCCACAAGAAGCTGCTTGCAGCGGACAATATCAGCAGCCTGTTCCGGGTCTTTGGCAGTGTTACAACCCATCATTCGGGTGTTTAGATACTTGTCCATCCCAGCCCAAATCTCTTCCCAGACGGGGTTGTCTAATAGCTCTTTCGCCCGCTGACCGTGTAGTTTTTCCGATTCAAGACTCATTCCTGCAACCCCGCACCCATTCCCGGCTTGCCAATGTCGATTCGCGCGCCTTCAAGAAACGCCTGCACTTCCAGCTTCGCCGCCTCAATGGCCTCGCGAGATTGCCGGTCGCGCTCTTTGTCGTTGGCCTGTACGGACTGTTTGTATTGCTCCATCTGTGCGTCAAACTGCGCCTGTAACAGCTTTACCTGGCCGTCATAGTCCTGTTTGGCCTGGTTCAACTGTAACTGCATCTGCCCTTTGACCTGCTCGGCTTCCGCCAGTGGGTTAGTCTGGCCTTGTTGACGCTGCTGCATCATCTGCTTGTATTCCGGCGAGGCGGGGTCAAACGCATATTTTTCAGGATTGTCCCAGCCCATGGTACGTAAGATATCGCCAAACATCCGATAGGCGTGCTGCGGTCCTACCAACCCGTATTCATCCAGCCGCGCCATGCCGTCAGCGGCCAGCATCAGTCGTTGTCGCTTCTCGTCATTCGTACCGGTCCCCAACCCTACTTTTACCGTCAGGTCCGTTCGCTCACGCCATTCCTGCGGGTTTACCGGCACGTACTTACCTCGTAATTTGACTATTCTGGCCTTGTCCTGGTGCTTCAGTAGCAATTCGTGGACCCGCAATGCAAGCTCACGAACCCCGGATTCAGCGAACATGCGGGCGTACATCTCTATCTTGTTCGATTCGCGGGATAGATTTTCGAGGTACACCGCGTTATTGGTCTGCTTGAGGACATCCGGGTCCATACCGGTGATGGCCTTATTGATGCCCGTACGACCCTCTTTTACCTGGTCGGTGTAGTCAATCGCCGGTAGGATCTGTTGCAGGATCGGGGTTGTCTGGATCGGCTCCGCGCAGCCAGAGACCGGCTGATCGTCTTTAACGCGCTTAACGCCCCCCGGCAACGATTGCATGAAGTCGGGTAAATGAACACGTTCATTTACCAGCCATTGCTGGTTATTTGTGCGGTAGATGTTCGATAGCATCTGCCGCCAGAGCGTCGTTTTAATCTCCTGAATGTCTGATACTTCGTCATCCAGCGATTCCCCGATATGCCGGTGCGGGACACGTTTAATCACCGCACCAGTAATGGGACAGGCGTCAATCGGCTCGTTCCACTCTCCGCCCGGCGGAATTTTGTCCGCACATGTAACGACTTTCCGCAGCTCTGCAATGCCATCCCCGTCATAATCAACGCGAATATATGCCTCACAATAGTCGATATCATCCATCGACCTGTCCGATGTCGACCCAATGTAGTCCTCCGACTCATCGGCAATCGAATCCCGAGCGCGGGTTAATTCGTCATTGGTCTCTTCGTTGTAGGCCGGGAGCCGATAAACCCAGTCTTTCGGCATCCCCATCTCGACCAGCTCAGACCGGGTTTTGCGGGTGTTGTGCTCGACAAACCTGGAGTCCTGAGTTGACCCGCGAGATTCTTTGGCAATGCGTATTTCCTCGACCGGCACCGCTTCGATCTTAACCCGGTTGACCTTGCGCTTGATCCGCAACTCGATGTCATAGACCGGTACGCCGGACCCATCCGGGAGTACGATAAACTGCTCGTCCTGCTCCTTGACCTCGACCTCCGCCCCGTCCTGCTGAAGCTCAGAGAAAAGCTGTACCAGCTCGTCTTCGGTCAACCCCTCATAGCTTGTTTCGGTGATCTTCTCGCTATCATCCCACCAGTGCTTGACGTAACCGTTCTTCAACAGCAGAACATCTTTGAGCCAGTCATGCATCAACATGTAGCCGACGTTGTCCTTCATAATCACGTGGTTGACGTAATCGGTCTCCTGCTCGGCTAACGCTTCGTCTTCGTCCCCCACCGCGTCAAATTCGACCAACTGGCCAGACTTTAGAAATATGTTGAGAATGACGGGCATCGCGTCGTTGACCGCCTCGGCCAGGTCTTTCGAGACTACCTGTGATTCGCCTTCTTTTTCGTTACCGTACTTGCGCCCGTGATAGTGATCCATGGCGGTCGCCCGCTCATTGGACAGATCACTGTCATCATAGCCCAGCGCCGTGTCCCGGTATGACCGGATGATCGATACCAGTTCATCGTCGCGCATCTTACTCATTCGGGCAGTTCCAGCCCTTCGGTGGTGTAGTCTTTTTGTGTCAGCGCCGCCATGATCCGCCGCACCCGCTCATTGCGGGGGAGCGATACCGACTGACCCTCCCAAATGCGCCGAGCCAGGTGGTCGCGATCCTCGCGGACTGGGCCCGTCGGTTTTTCGTGCGCCTCAATCTCGGCCTTGATGCGGTCGGACCCCCATCGACCGTCCACCTTGATACCGAGCGCGTCAGCCTGTTTTTTCAACGTCATATTACGTAGCTCCGGTCTATCTGTAGTGGCTCCAACGATTTGGGTCGCGGTGGCGGGTTGGCAAACGCCATCATTAGCGCATCAGCCATATTCGGTGATTGTATTTTTGCGGACCGCATTTCGTCTTTGCTCATGATCTTTATTTTGGTGTTAACAGGTCCCCGTTTGCGCGGGATACGGCAGACCTCCGCCCGGAGCGCCTGGAGGTGGTTACAGCCACTGTCGATGCTGATAAGCTGGTCCGGGTCGATGTATTCGCCCTTTTCCACGGCGCGGTAGGTCCGTTCGAACCGGTCCCTTAAATACCAATACCACTGCGCCCGCAAGTTGTAGAACAAGTCCTCATTGCGTACGTCATTCATATACTTGCTGGATGGGTCGCGCACCTTTTCCGACCCGATAAACCGCGTGACCTCAATCCGGCTCTTGGGATCCATGGTCCTAAGCCCTGTCCTGACCGCTGCCCCTATCCCTATCGCGTCATACACCAGGTCAGTAGCCCGCAGCGTGACTGCCCGCTCATAGGCCCTGCTGGTCGCGTCGTCTACATCACCTTCCGGCCACTGCTCGATGTGTGTGACTACTACGCCGTGCCGCAAAACCAGTCCTTTATTGTCATTCCCCTCGTCGGCCGGGTCAAAGCCCAGACTCCTGACACCGCGAGGATCGAAACCAAGCTTTTTGTGGGCATCGATAGACGCATCAAACCACTCGGGCTGGATGATTGCGTGGTCTACACTGTCGTAAAATTTACCTTCCCAGATCCAGTCATACTCAGCCCGCTGGCGGTTCTCGTAGTCCCAGGCTCTGAGCAATTCTTGCTCGGAACTCCACCAGGGATTGTCCCGCCAGTTGACGACGACGATCATGTGCACATCGTCCTCATAGTAGCCATCCCGCTCCAGGTGGCTCTGGTATGGGACAATAAACCGTTGGCTAAATGGGTCGGCGCTCGACTGGGGGTTGGCGCTAAACCAGCATTCGGCACCCGGATTTCTGATAATGGTGGGGAGCAGTTTATCCAGACTGGCCTTACTAGCCCTGTGCGCTTCCTCAAACCAGGAATACCGGAATCCTTGCGCGGACTGCATCGCGTCAGGGTTTCTATTAGCACCCTTGTAGACCGTATGTGCCCCATTCGGGGCCATGATGCGGTTTTCCTGGATGATCCAGCCCTCCAGTTTTAGCCGCTCTTGTACCGAATCCCGGAGTACCCGGTGTACCGAATCCCCCACTGAGTCCTGGTACTCCCGAAGGCAGTATACGTCTGCGCCTTCGGTGGCCATCTTCATCGTGAAGATGTCGCCGAATCCGATGCTCTTACCGGACCCACGCCCGCCAATCGCTACCTTGATCGGCTTGTGCCGCATAAGCAGCGGCTCTAGCTTACGGTTTACTCTCAGGTGTGGCATTCACAAACTCGACCGTCCAGTTGCCCTGTATAGGCCCGCCGTCCTTGCCGGTCAGCTCTGTGTCTATCTTGTCTCGCCAATTCGCACGCTGCCGGTTTTTCAGCCAGAAGATCATCGACGTGGCATCAGGGGGGTAGTGCTTGGTCGTCGGGATAATCTCAATCCCATTGGGCGTCGAAAGGATCTTGTCTTCCGGGTGTGAGTAGCCGCACGCTCGGTGGTACAGGCTGTGCGCTACTCTGGCGTCTGCCGCTTCACGCCCCTCCTTTACGGCACCCGAGAATGTCGGTATATCCTTGATCCACTTGTCAATTGTAGACACGGCAACACCGAACATTTCCGCCAGTTGCACATTAGTAGCGCCAAGCAGACAGTATTTCATTGCCTGTTCGTCGTATTCTGGCTTGTGTGTGGTTTTGCCTGACATTTCGCCTACTCGCGGATAAGGTCCGCAGTCCTAGTCTTCACTCCACGCTAAATTGCGGAGTGCGCTCCGGTTCATTTGCATTTCCATATCGCTCGCCTGCACGTGAAGAGCGCCGATCATTGGCAGGTATTGCCCTGCATAAATCGAGCTGTCGCAGTACATGCAGGACCCTTTCCTTACAGCTATTACCTGAAGACTCATGATCTCGCCAGATTCCACCAGGTCTCTGGTTTGGTCGAGTATTGAGAGCATCTGTGCTTTGTTGGCTGGGTCTAGGTCAATCGCTTTCATTGCTCTCGCGCCTCCACCAGCCACACATGACCTTGCTCGTCCACCTGGTACTGCCCGTGGATGATCTCCCAATCCTCCCACTCATC